AACCAAATGTTCCATCATGAAGAAGAGTAACCAACATCAACTGTCTTTGTTGAGTGTATCTCTTATCAACAACATAAGTAATATACTTTTGTGCTCTTACATCATCTAACTTAAATGTATTAGCAACACTATACTTAGTTGCTCTTGGATTACTATTGAATGACCCACTCATATCATCAATAGAAAGAACACGGTTACCAACCGATTCTTGATAATCCATTAATATTCTACTAGAGAATATTATTTCATCAGAGAAGAAAGTAGAACCAATATCACGAGAATTTTCTGTGACTAAATCAAAATCATATACACAATTTAAATCACCAAAACCAATTAAGTCGGTAACTATATCAACAGAAGTAACATTAGTAGTTACACCTACATTTAATGTTGCAGGATCTGTTAGATTAGATTCTAACTGATAATCAGAAAACTTTTTAAATCCTAAGGTATGATTTAAAGTGCTTACAGCATCATCCCAAGTTTCTTCAGTAACTCTAGATCTTATTGCATATGAGAAGTTTTGATAATATAGACTATCTTGCAATCTTTGCATATTATAATTAAGAACTCCAGAGTCAGTTTGCCATCCATTATCTACCCTAGAAGTTGATTCTAAATCTAAATTAGATTCAAAGGATCTTATAGAAGATGCTATTCCTTGAGTTGTAGATGTCTCTCCTTTAATAACATCATTAACCTTAAAATCTTTATTGGAAGAAACTTTTAATATACCAATTTCAGAATTCCAAGACTCAACAATACCAGAAACAGAACCAGATGTTACAGTTTCACCTTCTAAGTAATCATTAACTCCCAACTGTATATCAAATTGAGGGAAATACTTCTCAGGAATAATTCTTCCTGCAGAATTATTAGCATCAAAAGTTCCTGGGAATGTACCATCATCAGGATACTCTGCAGACATACTGTAAGTAATAGTTGCTCCAATTCCCCCAAGATTAGCATCAACTGCATTTACAGTGAATAACTTATAATCATGATCAGCAGAATTATACCCTTTACCTGTAGATCCAACACCAATACTTACATTCTCAATCATTACTTTATCACCAACCACAAATGGGAACATATCCGCAGTACTAAATCCTACTGCCAATTCAACAAAGGCATCTTTAGTAATTGTGTTAAATCCAACAGTACTAATTCCAACACCATTACTATTCTGATAAGGAATTAATGTTGGATTATAAGACCTACTCATTCCTGTAGGATTCTTAAGTATGGTTACATTAGTATCCCCTAAAGAATATTTGAGGTCGGCATCTGTAATAATATTCTTAGTTCTTCCATCACGAATAAGAAGTTTTGGTGCAACTCCATATCCACGACCACCAGATGTTATTCCGATAAAGTCAAAAGAACCCAGAGATTGAATATCAATAATTTGAGGTAATAATGCAGTTGGTTCTAAGGTGGAATCAGATGGGAAAGTATATCCAATATCTTTAATTTTTGTAGTCTTTATTTTACCTATAGAAGTACTTACTGGTTCAACAACAGCTCCTGTACCCACAGCAGAAGTGATTGTTGTAATACCAGGTAAAGAGTAATAATTTGTACCACCACTCTTTATTTCAATACCCTTTATGGTTCCATAAGCACTTGTTGAAGTAGTGGTATATTCTACATCTGTTATTGTTCCTGCATATGATACTTGTTCAGGAGTTTCTGGAGATGTATAAGTAAATGCTGTTGTGGAAGCAGTAGTAATCTTTTGATTACCATTATACAGAGAAACTTTAGATATAACTTCACTATTAGAAATAACCTCTGTATCTACAATGATTTCTTTTTTAACTGTTGGAATATTCGCTTCATAAACAGGATCAAGACGATAATATAAAACTTCTGGAATATTTTTAGTTACTTCTAAAGTAACTTTTGCATCAGCAGTTATTCCAACAGTACCTGTTCTAGTAACATTAAATCCTGTGGATTCTGGATCATTATCCCAAATATTTGTAAAGTTCTGATCCGTATAGAAATTTAACTCAAAAGCAGAATATTGAGTTCCTTGAACAGTATATGACAAGGAAGAATCGGAAAGATCAAAAGAAACAGTGGAATCTTTATAAACATCTACAGGTGGGTTAATAGGATTAATAACACCTGCTGATGTACTACTAATACCAATAGTAATTGGTTTAGATAAAGTAGAATTATAATAATTATTAGATAATTTAAATTTACTATCATCAATTCTTACAACAAAATATATCCCATCAGTTACTAAACCTTCTATAGGACTATCAGAGGTATAAATCACCTTTTGACCCGTTACAAACCCATGATCCGTGAGTGTAAAGGTATCTGTAGTGGTATTAACTCCCGCAGCAGTAAATGACTTTGGAGTCAAAATAAACCTTCTATTATAGTCATTATATTTGACTATAAAGGTAGTAGAAATACCAGGATTTACATTAACAGTTACTTTATCATTATTAGTTAATCCATGAGAACTTGCAGCAGATACTGTTATTAAATTACGTGTAAGTTCTCCTGTAATTGGTTCATAATTTGTTTTAAGACTATGGTAAACTCCAGTACCAATTCCTGTTCCTACAGGGTTACCTGCAAAGAATAGGGTACTAGAACTTTGATGTGTGCTTGCTATTCCAACAAAATTACCTGTTGTACCTAAACCAACTCTAACAGTTGATAATCCAATTAGGTCACTATCTATTCTTGCAACATATAAGGTATCTCCATCTGTTAATGTTGTTATCCCACTAGGATATGAAGCACCTTCTTCTAGAACTACAATACCAGATCCATTATTAGGAGAATATGTTAATTTATCACCAGTATTTAAATCATGACCTGGAATATAGAGTGCTTTTGTTTGTATGAAGATTTCACTGATTCCTGCACCTGGATTTGAGAAAGATATAGTAGTTCCAATACCAACACCAGCAGTTGTACCTAATCCAACCGTTTCAGTAGGATTAAAGTAAATTTGTTTATTTCTATTAGAGGAATAAGTTGTCTTAAATCCTGCATCAACAGTCAATCTACGTTGATCTTGGAAGAAGAATGAAGTGACTGTATGAGCAACCCCAACTGTTCCATCAACTGCTCTTAATATTCTAATTCTAGCACGTTTTTTATCTACATTTAAAACCTTTACTCTTTCAGTACCAATTCCTAAAATATCATTAGCATCAATAGAAGGATATGTTAAATTACCACTTACACTAACATGAGTAACTAATCCAGTAGCTCCAACAGTACCTATTCCTGAAGATATAGTTCCAACACCAGTTACTACGAAACGATTCGTCGTTACTCCAACATTATAATATCCTTCAATATTAGATGAAGTAGTTGATAATCCAGATACAACAATACCATCCAAATTCTTATAATTATGAGGGTTATCTGAAACGAAGATATAAGTTCCATTCTTCTCACCAGGATAAACCTCAACACCACTAAGTGAACTTGTAGCAACACTTATAGTATCAACTGCCTTCCCTTCAATAATAGAGACTTTTGCAGACACACCCCTTCCTGAGGTATCGGTATTATCAAAATCAACAACATCTCCAACATTATATAAAATTCCTCCAGTTTCAATTCCAATTTTTTCAACTGAACCTGGACTTACAGATTTAATATCAATAGTTTGAGATAAGTCATCAGGAATATAAACATAATCATATTGAGTTTTACCTTCAATTAAATTATAAGGAGTAGTATTTCTCTTCCATCCCGAATTCTGTAAATCTATACTAGATTGATTGGATAAAATTTTAAAGTTAAAATCATTAGGAATAGATCTATAATTTTCACCAATTAAATAAGGGAATACTGGTTTTTTATATCTATCAAAAGGACCAGAACTTTCAGTAGCACCTGAATCGATTGTCGTAAAGTATGCATATGTTCCATTTGGATATTCAGGAGTTACACAGAATCTTCCATTATTTTCATCTAGAATAGTTTCATTACTTACTTTCTTATGTGAAAAATCTTCCACAAAAAATCCTTCAGGGAAATTGGAAACAGGAGGTCTCTGAGATTGTAATTCAATGGAATAACCAGACTTCATCTGAGTTATTATTCCACCTGATTTCTTTACATATCCATAAGGACCATAAATTGGATTTCCATCATATGCCCATCCAATAATAGGAGAGTGTTGATCAGAAGGGACTTCCAATCCATTAAGTCTCTTTAAATCTTTATCTCCATATAATGATTGTCCTTCTTGATTAGTTGCAAATACAGACTCTCTAAGAGCTCTAGGTGCATATAAATGAGAGTATTGAAGACCATATCCTGGATTAAATTCATGAGCGATATATCCATCATCTCCTGTGATATTATCAAAATTTCTTTCAAATAAATTAACTCTCCAGTTTTGAAGAATAGGTCTGATGTTAACTCCAGATCCAGGAAAATCAATAGAAATAGAGGTAGATGCCTGATCGTATCCATTTCCCCCATGAATAACTTTTACATCAGTAATTTCATTATTCTCAAAGACTGGAGTAATTACAGCACCAATACCATCACCTGATAGAGTTAAAGTAGGTGCAGCATTATATTTCTGTCCTTTACTCATTACCACAACTTCAGTAATAGATCCATTAACTACAACTGGTTGTAACTGAGCTTCTTTTCCTGATATTAATGTAACTTGAGGTTCTCTGTTAAAATTAATAATTTCAGAGGATCCATAACCAACCCCTTGATCTATAAGGTGTATAGAAGATACTTCTCCTCTGAATATTGGTTGAACCTTACATTCAAATGTTTCAGTTCCTACAGATGATATTCCAACTTCTCCTACTACTTTTACCGAAATTGAAGGATAATTAAATGTATGAGTTCCTACTCCTGCTGTTGTAAAATCAATATATTGCTTATTATCATAATAGAAAGATTTACTTGTTGATCCAACTCCAACTTGAGATAATTTAAAATTATTATCATCTACTGAAGTAACATAATATTGGGTGTCTGTAGAAAGTCCACCAATAACAGTATCTGAAAATTCTATGTAATTAACTATTTCACCAGATTTATAATCATGACTTGTAATAGTAATTTCATTGGAAGCAGTGCTTATTCCTGAACTTAAAGCAGTTCTCTTCTTATTTTCATATCCAGATCCTGAAGAAACAACAGTAATGCTATCTACAATTGTTTTTTTATCAACTGTATTAATATATTGCTTTCCTATACCAAATGAAGTAAATTCAACAGTATTAATACCAGAAATTGCATCTACTTGAGTAGGGAAAAGTTTAACACTTGTCAATCCTACGTTAGAAACAAAATATGTTGAATCTGTGCCTAATCCCCCAATATTTTGTTGACCATCATTCTTATATACAACTTCTTCAAAATTACTGAACTTATGATATGTCCCAAATCCAATTTCATAAGAATTATATGCATCAGTACCTAAACCAATATCGGATTGAGAATTGAAGGAAACCGAATGAACAATATCCTTCATATTTGCAGAAGCACGAGCTCCTATTCCATTTCCACCTTCAATATTTACAACTGGTGTGTTTTGATAATCAAATCCAGAATCTAAAAGTCTAATTTCTCTAAGATTACCAGAAACTGCCACACATCCAGTAGCACCTGTTCCAATGGTGTCACTAATGTTTAAAAGAGGTGGGTTGATTATATCATAGTCACTACCAGCAGCATTTACATCAATTTTTTCAATTTTTCCATAATGAACAAAATCTTTAGATTTATAATTGCAAATTTGTACTCCATTTATAAGAATTCCAGTAAATCCTGGTTCTGTAGCAGTTACATTTCCATCATTTTCAGGAACAGCAATTTCTCTTAAAATTTGTTGAGATTCTAAGGTTTTGAACTTAAAATCATTTGGTATAAACTTACAATTGGTCAGAGAAATAGAATTATCAATAGAAATAAAAGTTGAATTGAAAATATCAGTTCTACTCTTTGATATTTTTACACTATTTTCATTAACTCTATAAATGAAGAATAATCCTTCGTTTGGAGGTGTTCTATCTTCAACATTTTCGCCATTTGCTTCTCCAGTAACAATATAACCAATATCACCTGCAAATAAAGAAGAATTTACTTTTACACCTGTTTTTTTATTTCCTAAAGAATCAAAATACTCATAATTGACTTTTTCAGGAATATAATATACCTCATCTCCAGTGTAGAACCCGTGATCACCTATTGGTTTTATATTAAATTCACTTCCTTGGAAAGTACCTGTAAATTTAACAGTTTGACCAAAAACATTAAGAGGTTGACCGTCATATGTGGGTAGTGAAGGAGAAGCAACTAAAAGAGTATCTTCTTTTTTATAAACATTTTGAACATTCGTGCTATAAATGGCACTTTCAGGAAAACTATTAGAATCTGCAGTTAATATATTGCGTTTAATTGTAAATGTCTTCGTAGAATCTAAACTCCCTTGACCTCTTACAGTTATAGATTTGCTAGATTCTATATTAACAATATTTGTGATTTTTTCAACAGTAGTACCTTCTATTATGGTAGCGTTATCACCAAATCTAAAACAATGATCTACATTTAAATTAATTTTATAAGTATCATCCGAAGAATCTATTAATTCAATACTTTTAACTTTATAAGTTGGAGAAATATTATAAAACCAGTTTTTTGCTTTAAATCCAGTATCAGATACACCTAAAGTTTTTATTTTAACAGTATCACCCGAAGAATAATAATATGTATTATCAGGATAGTTAAATTTATTTAAAACAGAGTTAATTCTAACAGTTACAGTTTTATTTTCATCTATATTTGATTGACCATATGCAAAAGTATTAATTCCAATAGTTGTGGCATCATTAATATCTAATTTTACTCCTTCATTTGCTACACCTACACCAAAAAATTGTGTTGATGATTTAGAGGTATAAGAAACAATTCCTGTAGTTCCATCTGAGTAAGGAATATATAAATCTCCTCCAGTTTCAGCAAATCCTACAGTAGAATCTACATTAAGAACAGTGGATCCTGCTGATACCTTACCAATTACTCTAGTTGTTGGTTGTACATTAAAATCACCGTAAATTGCACCATCAACTCTAATATCTCTATTATAACCTGCATCAGTACTGAGTTTATAATACGTCTGTCCATAACCAACCTCAATTGGTTTAACATCCGTTATAGGTGCATATGCTTTATTAATATTTTCTCCATAAGGTTGCTGAAATAAAGTAGAATTGGTAAGATTACTTGGATCCCCTTCAATCGCCTCTACTACTAAATCATTTGTTACCCTCCAATTAGCATTGGAAGGTGTAAAAAGAAAATCTCTAGGTCTAACTATACGTACTTCTTCATTATATAAAGCTTTAAATAATATCTCAAAGGATCTATCGCTACCTTTACTTAAATAAAAATCTTTCGATTGTTTAATAAAAATATTTTGATCTAAATCACTATGAAGATCTCTAGTATCTAATCCAGGACTAAATTGACGTTTTACTTTTATTAAAAATTGATCAAGGAACAAATTACTTAAATTAGTAATCGTAGATCCAGAATCATGAGTTTCAATATTTGTAGTTTCAAAAACTAACTCATCTGTAGTTCCCTTTTTCTCATAAGATGTAACTCCACTAAATCCTCTTACACATCCAGTAAACTTTGCATCAGTTTTTCCAGTATATGTAATAATTTCATCATCAATTTTTAATAAACCATAAGTTTCAGGAAATCCTCTTGTTCCCTGAGGAGATTTAACTAAATCAACGGTAACTTCATTCTCGCTATAACCTAAAGCAGTATCGAGTATTACAGAACTAATGTTATTAGTTAATTCACTAACTTTGATATATTGATCAATGTTCTGAATTAGATCTAAAGGACCACTTTGATACTCTTGACCTTGATAATAACTCTTTAAGAATTCTGCAACTAAAGGAAATTCATCCTGAACATAATCAGGAAGTTGATTTTGTACAATGTTGCTAAACTTAACTCTAGATTGTGGCATTTTATTATCTTACTAAGTTCCCGTTGTGATAGCTGGATGTTACGGTATAATTTGATGCTGCTGGATCCAGTCCTGAAGCAATATCGTCAACAATCATTTCAAATTTACTATTACTAGTATCTAGTTGCAAATAAAGATCCTGTAATCCGATAACATCATTAGATTTAGGACATGCAGATAATTCTACAATAGTTTGTCCATCTTTTAATTTACCAGATATAATATTTACAGGATTTAAAGTAATAATACCACTCTTATAATTAATTGTACCCACATTTCGTCTTACAACCGTCGGAGAAGTGGAATTAGGAGAAGGAAGGGTAAAGAAGAAGATTGATCCTGTTTCTCTATTAGAATTTGGAACATCAGATAAGTAGATATCTTGAGAAATGCCACTTATACGGAATGAAGTAGATTTAATATTATATCCACCCATACTCTTAATATAAAATTCATTTCCAAACCCAATTTGGTACTCTGCAAAACTATTTAATACTGCTCTCATATCCCTTCTCATCTGTAGAGTCGTGATATTAGATGTAATAGAAGCATCGCTCTCATCAATCACTTTTAAGAATTTACTATACTTAAATCTTGCACCATATCTATTTAATTCAGTAGAATCTGCATATGTTTCGACATTTTCTTGAACTAATGTTGAAACATACTCACCAGAAGGTGCTAAATTAGTGTTATAATAAATTTTTGAGTCAACTTCTAGATAAAGATACTTTAAATCAAGAATTTCTGGAACAATTCCAGCAACAGCATACTTTTTAAGCTTAGTTTTGATATTTTCTT